CCATAATGTATTTATTTGTGCAAATATATAAAAAATTATAAGAAAAGGGGGTTTTCCCCCCTTTTTCTCATAAAAAAGTTAATTACTAAGCAGTAGTCCAAGCAAGAACAGGGCCTGTTGTAGCCTGGAACATGTCAATTAGATTAGCAGCAGGAGCAGCAACATTAGTATTATTGATCAATACCAATGCCTCTCTTGGATATTCAGCTTGAATACCAGCTAATTTAACTAAAGTACCATTTGCATCTTGTAATCCCATACCTGTAGTTTGCTCACCTGAAGCAAACTCTAAATATGCTTTATCTTCAAATACTTTGTCATATCCTATAAGGAAGAAATAAGTTTCTGGATCATTAGCATCACAATCATCAGCATAAGTCTCACATAAAGCGTGAATACCACAAGATTCAGTTAATTCTCTAAGTCTAGTGTTAATTTCTTCAGTAATTTTAGGAACATAAAATTCTAGTTCAATATTAACAAGAGTTGAACCATTCTCTCTAGTTGCATTTGCATTGAAACCAGCAGTTCCTCTGTCAAATTCAAATTCATACCAGTTTACAGAAGGAAAAGTAATAAATTCACCATTAGTATGATAAGTAACTGCACCTATACCTCCTGTGATTAAACCTTTTTCCATTAACCAGATTCTTTTTAGACCACCTCTTCGGTTTCTATCGCAACATATAATTGCGTGTCCTTGTGTTAAAGCCATTTTTTTGTTTTTTTTATTAGTTTATAAAAACCTGCTGGGGGTTTTGACACCCCCATAAGGTAGATTAATTATTATGAATGTATAGAAGTAACAACCATTTTAGGTTCTTTTACTTGAACTCCTAAAGAGTACAACATTCTGAATCTGTTTTCTTTACAGTCTCTATTATACCACATGTCAACATCTTGTGCTAAGAAATCAGTACCAACAGTAATATTGTTTTCAGCAGTCCAGATAGCACATAAAGTATCAGCAGCAGCATCAGGAGCATTACCACCAGCCATAAGAGCTAAAGAAACATGATAAGTAGCAATATCAACATCCCAAGCATTTTGAACTACTAAGCTAACTCCGTTGAATTTTAAACTACCAACTCCATTTTGTAAATCTGCATAAGCAGCAGTATGAGCACCATTAGAAGCTCTTAATTCTTTTGCGTAAGAATCAGCAAAAGCTCTTGAACAGTAAATGATTTGATTATCAGCAGTTGCTAATTCAGTAGAACGTGCAGCCAACATAGCCTCTAAATGAGTTATAGTAGGCGTTGCTCCTTGAGTTAACATTTGTCCAGCAGGAAGTGTACCAGCTACTCCAGCAAGATCTAAAGCTTTCCAAACACCATTACAAAGAACTTGTGGCGTACCAGAAGCTCCATTAACTGTATCTCCCCACCATAAGATAGTAGAGAAGTCTCTCATGATACCTTGCATAATTATGCTAGACATGATTTCCATAAATACAGTTCCAGTTAAATCATATCTTGAAATTCCTTTTTTAAGAAATTGAGACTTAATATGAGATAATAGTCTTGTTGATTGTTGTGCGTGCTCAACTTCTAATCTACATAGAGTTAAAGTTACATTACTGTTAACTGTACGAGTATCGTCAGCAGCGAAACAGTCTGAACTTTGATTGATTGCTTTTGTTATACCAACAATAGAAGTATATCTATCCAATAAGATAGAAGCTCCAGATACGTCAGTGATAACATCCATCCCCACTAGGTGGTTGTTTTCAAAGAATAAAGGCTCTAAGAAGTATTTTTGAGCATCCTCTTGAGACCAAGTTAAACTTGTGTTAATTACATTTGCCATTTTTAGTTATTTTTTTTATTAGTGAAATATATTTTTTTATCGTTACTTAGTTCGTTAGCAAAAACTTCCCAAGCATCTTCAGATTTTACTTCTGGAGTTGGGTTAGGATCTTTACTAGGGACTACAGCAGTTGGAGTTCCCTCCATTTTAGCAACTTTGTAAGTAGCAATTTCTGCTTCTAATGTTGCAATGTAACCATCCTTTTCAACTATTGAACCATTTAGTTCAACGATTGCCTTACTAGACTCTTCAATAGACTCTTCTATAGCACTCATTTTACTAGATACTTCTTCATTGTCAAGAATCTTTACTTCTTTTGCTTCTGTTGTTTTATTAAACATTTCAGAAATAAAAGATTTTAAGTTTTCAAACTCTTTTTCCATTTGATTTTCTTTTTTTTGATTATTAAATAAATTATTTACAAGACTTTTGTTCTTGTAATCGTACTTCTTAATATCAAACTTAGCTGCCATTTTTATAGGCTCTTCTACTAAGTTGATAAAACCTGCTTCTTGTGCTTCTGAACTATTAAACCAAGTTTCTTCATCCATCCAAGAACGGATTTGCTCCTCTGTTTGACCAGTCTTTGAAACATATATATTAACGAGCCTATCTCCCATTTTATCCATGAGGTCAGCAGCTTTTCTTAAATCATCTGATTCTCCAATGACTCCTCCTCCTACATTATGTATCATATATAATGAGTTTTCACTCATAATTACTTCATCAGCAGCAAGAGCAATAATACTAGCCATGGATGCAGCAATACCTTCAATACGAGAAGTTACCTTTTGTGGAAGTCTGCTTACAGCATCATAGATAGCCAAACCATCTATAACAGAACCACCAGGTGAATTTATCCTTAAAAGAACAGATGTGTCTTTAGGTAGATTTTTAACGTCATCAATAAAAGACTTGGCATCTACCCCATACATACCAATCTCATCATATATCATTACCTCAGTAATATTACTTTCGGC